TATGATTATAGAAGATGGTTATTTAAATGTAGGACAATTAATTGATGAATATTACGATGTATTAAAAGAAAGTGATATTAAAAAATTAGAAAAAGGTAGTTCAGCTAATAAAGGTTTAACTAATTCGATGTTTACTCATCAACATTTAAGTCCTGAGTATTCTGTAGATGATTTAATAGGAAGTTCTGATGAAGACTCAATTCTTTCAACACCTAATATATTTGGTACTTATAGTTTATCTGGTGGATTTGACGAGAATGGTAGAGTGCGTAGAACCAGAGTACTATGGAAATCAATGAGAAAAATAGGTATTGTAAAATTTACTGATGAAAACGGTGATTTAATTAAAGCTTTAGTACCTGAACAATATGAAGCAGATGAAGAAAGAGGTGAAGAAGTAGAATGGCATTGGATATCTGAATGGTGGGAAGGTACAAAAATAGCTAATGATATATATGTTAAAATACAACCAAGACCTGTACAATTTAGAGAGATGACAAATCTATCTAAATGTCATCCTGGAATTGTTGGTATTATAAATAATGTAAATAGTTCTAAGGTAACATCTTTTGTATCTGCATTAAAACCTTTACAATATCTTTACGATGAATTTACATACAGAATGCAAACTTTATTTATGACTTCTTATGGAACTATTGCTACATTAGATATATCTCAAATTACTGATGGTTGGAATATCGATAAATGGTTATATTACGCAATAACTCATAAATGGGCTGTGAAAGATCCTATGAAAGAATGTAATGAAGGTGCCGCAAGAGGAAAATTAGCAGGACATATGAATCAAGGTCCTAATACCTATGATTTAAGTCAGGGTAACTTGATACAACAAAACTTACTAATGATGGAGTATATTGAGAATAGAGCTAATGAAGTAGCTGGTATTACTCCTCAACGTAAAGGTAGTATAAGTAATAGAGAAACTGTTGGTGGTGCAGAAAGAGCTGTTGTTCAAAGTTCTCATAGAACAGAGAAATGGTTTAGTTTACACGATCATGTTAAATTAAGAGCTTATAGAATTTTAATTGAAACTGCTAAAGCTGCTTGGAAAGAGCAATCATTCAAAAGAAAATTCTTTATGGATGATATGACCGAGGCTTTACTAGAATTTGATGGACAATCTTTCAATGAAGCTGAATATGGAGTAATGGTTAATAATGCAACTCAGGATACTAAACTTAAAAGTCTTCTTGAAAATAGTATGCAAATATTACTTCAAAACAATGTTCCTGTATCTAGTATTGTTGATATTTATAGAACTGGAGATCTTTCTACAATGCAACGTAAGATTGAGCAAAAAGAGCAAGAAATTGCACAAAGAGAAGCTGAGCAAAACGAAGCTGTTATTAAACAAAGAGAACAAGAAGCTCAGTTAAGAGCTCAATCAGAACAAGCTGAAAGAGATTTACAGGAAAGAAATAATATTAGAGATAATGAAACAAAAATGTTAACATCTGATAATGTAGAACTTGATGCTGAAAAATTAAGACAAGAAAGACAAAAGCATAATGATAAGATGGCAGCTGAAAAAGAAAAGTTAGATTTAACTGATAAAAAAATTGAAGAAGAAATAAGACATAATAAACAGACTGAAAAAATACAAAAGAGTAAAAAATAGTTATAGAGAAAATAAAAAGTTACCTAATAATTTGGAATTAACTTAATGTAATAATAATTTTATAAAAAATTTAGATTATGCCAGAGGAATTAAAAGAACAGCAAAATGATTTAGGAATCTCTTTAGAGGAAATGGTAGATGATGATAATTTTGATACAGATTTTGATCTGGATGAAGTTGAAGAATCTGCTATAACTAACGAAGAAGGTTTGGAAAATGAACAAGAAAATGAACAAGAACATAACGACCCAACATCGGTCGATGATATTGACATCAATGCAGAAATTGCAAAGATGGAAGGTGAAAATAATGAAGATAGTGATGGAGATACTTCAGAAGGGCTATCTACAACTGAGAAAAATAAAGGTGAGTCAGAAGAAAATGCTACTAATGATAAAGATGATAAGCATGAAGAAGCTGATTCTGGTTCCTTGACGATTGCTTTTGCAAAAACTCTCAGTGAGATGGATAGTCTTTCTGATTTTAATGAAGAAGATTACAAGAAAGTTGTAGAAGAAAAAGGTGAAGCAGCTGCTTTTGTAGATCTCCTTCAAAGTGAGGTTGAAAAGAGAAGTGAATCTTATAAAGAAGGTCTTGATAAATATTCTCAAGAATATGCAAAACTAAAAGAAACAGGAATGTCTTCAGAAGAAGCTGGTTCTTTAGTAGCTAACAAAGAGATAATTGATAATATTAATGAAGATACTTTAACAGAAGATGAATCTTTACAAGAAGATGTAATTAGTGAAGTATTAAGGTTAAGAAATTTTACAGATGATGAAATTAAAGATGAAATCCAAAATCTTAAAGATTTAGATAAATTAGGAGATCGTTCAAAGAAATCTCTTCCTTTATTACAAAACTATTACGATAAAGCAATCAAAGCTCAGGAAAAGAGACATCAGGAAGTTTTACAAAAACAAGAAGAAGATAAAAATAAATATATTTCTACTGTTAAAGAGAATGTTAATAATATTGATGAGATAATTAAAAGTAAAAAAATTAATAAACAAACTAAGGATAAGATTATAAATTCAATTCTTTTACCAGTAGGAGAAGATAAACAAGGTAGAGCTTTAAATGCTGTATGGAAGAAAAGGAGCGAAAATCCCATAGATTTTGATATTAAATTAGCTTACTTTTTAAATATGGGTTTATTTAATGGAAAGGCTGACAGTTTGGTTAATGATAGCAAAACAAAAGCTTTAACAGATTTAGAGAAAAAACTTAAAGGTGGTAAGTTTTCTTCAGGTAAACCAAATTATAGTGATGTTGATAATTCACTTGAAAGTAATATTGAAGCTATGCAAGAATTTATAGATGAATAGTAAACAATCAAAAATAATATAATATGAAGATTAGTAAATTACAAACTGTAGATCCTAAGTATTGGAAAGGCTTAGTAACAGAACAACACCTTGGTTATATAGGTGCTCAAAGACCTGAGTTAATTAGTAAAACTGTTGAAAAGGTTTACAAAGTAACTTATGGTGGAGATGATTTTATCAGTTTCATTAGCAAGTTTCCTAAACGATACATTGATGATGATGTACCATTCCAATGGATGTTACAAGGTCCTGATGAAAGAAATTTTCCGTTAGTAAAAGCAACTACCGATAAAGAAGGTACTACTGAAGTTTCTGCAACAGATAAACCCGGTGTAGGATACGGAAGATTCTATATGTGGTTTGGAGAAAAAGCGTTCTCAACAACATCTGTTATTGTTGGAGAAAATCCAGATGATTACTCGTTACGTGTAACAAGTGATCCGTTGGAATATGGTGATCTTTGGTGTCATGAAGTAGAGCTTCTTACTGGTGATAGTTCATTATTTGTTCCTTATGAAGACTTACAGGGAAATTCACGTTGGAGTGAAGATTATGGTCTTGTAGAACCAATACTATCAAAAAGAGGTAATGAAGTTCAAGGTGCTTCTCATTTTATGATGGAGAATACCTTATCTTATATCCGTAAAAATTATGCTGTTCCTGGTAATATGTTATCAAAAGGACGTAATAAGCCAATGGCTTTTGCATTCATTGACTCTAAAGGAAATATGCATAAGAGATGGATTGATGCGGTAGGATGGAACTTTATGATTCAATTCCGTAGAGATATAGCTCGTCTATTACTTTATGGTAAATCCAACATGAAAGATGATGGTAGTTATGCCAATAAAGGTGAAAGTTCTAATACAATCCGTGCAGGATATGGTCTTTATGAACAATTAGATGGAGCTAACGTTGGGTATTACAATACATTTGATATTGATACTTTAACTGATTTTGCTTTGGATATTTCTGTAGGAAAAGTTCCTGAAGACGAACGTGTATTTGTTCTTTCAACTGGTGAATATGGTGCTTATGAATTCCATAAAGCTACTGAACAAAAAGCTTCAAAAATTACCTATATTCAAGATACAAGTCGTATCAAGACGTCTAATGGTAAAATGAAGTTAATTGGTGGACAATTTGCAGAATATGAAGCTGTAAATGGAATTAAGTTTAAAATCTTAATTGATCCTACTAAGGATAATCCAATTAGAAATAAGAAAAAAGATAGTAAAGGTAGATTATTAAGTTCTTTAACTTATGAATTACTTGACTTTGGTACTACTAACGGTGAAGCTAATATTCAACGAGTAGCTATTAAAGGTGATGAAGAAATTTATGGTTATAGACGAGGTTTAAGAGATCCTTTCTCTCCTTACAATAATCTTACTAAACCTAGAGATATTGTATCATCTGTAGATGGTTATGAAGTATACGGTATGTTTATTGGTGGAATGCAAGTTAAGAATCCATTAAAAACTTTCCGATATTTACCATCTGAATTAGTAGCCTAATTTTGAATTTTTAGATGTAGGGTGTTTAATTGCACTCTACATCTTTTAATAATTAATTATATTAAAAAGATTAAATTAAAAAGTATGAATGAAGAACAAGCAATCAAAGAAGGAATCCTAGAAGAAAAAATTGTATATTTAAAACCTATATTAAAAGCAGGAAAGATGATTAAAGATCCTAAACATATTGGATATTTTATGTTTGATGGGGCTTTTAAATCATATCCTTTACCAAGAGACAGGAGAACAGGTTCTTATAAAAGAGTCTTAAATTCAACTGAATTGGAAGCTTTTAATGAAATGTTACAAGAAGATTTATCATTTAATAAACAAAAAGATAATTTTTGGGATAAATTTGCTGTAAGAATTGAAAAAAATGAAAGTTTAATGAATACAGGTAAAGCTTTTGATTTGTCAAAACCTTGGGAAAATTTAGAATATAGAGTTCTTAAAGTTAATAGAGAAGTAGCTGAAGATTATAAGAAAAGAGAAACGTCTCCTTCTTATAGATGGTATTTTGCTGAAGCTGAAGATGAGAATATCTATAAATCTAAAGAAGCTGAAAAGACTCAGAAAATATGGACATTCTTTGGAACAATTCAAGCATCCAAAACAAGAATGTCAGATCTTATTTCAGTATATTATGCTCAGAAGAATAAATCTAATATAGTTGATCCTAATGCAAGTAAAGAATGGATGAAGGGTGAAATTCATAAAATAATTGAAAGAGATCCTGGATTTATATTGGAAACAATAGAGGATGACAATTATGATATTAAAGCTCTTATTATTAATGCTGTTAAAGCAGGAGCTATTATCAAGAAAGGTCGAAATAAGTATAATATTAAAGGGGATGGTGTAGATTATGATTATTTATCTTTAGTAAATTATATATCAATTCTTAAAAGAAATACTGAAGATGAATATTTAAGTATTACTGAACAAGTAAATGCTTATTTAGAAGGGAATAAATCTAATGTTGAAAAAGAATAAACTATGACACCTTTAGAAATGAAGTATGAGGCTGAAGTTTTATATGAAAGTATTACTAGTGGAGATGCTCCAGGTTATACTAATAAGGAATGGTCACATATTTTAACAATGGGTCAGGAAGCTGTTGTTTACGATATTATTGAAAATGGGATAGATAAGGATGAAAGGGCTAAAAAAGCTCTTTCTCCTATCCTTATACCAGTTGAAAAGTCTGGTGCAGATATAATTGATAATACATCAACAATTCCAAAATCTGTTAGTGTTACCTTAGATGATGATATAAGTCAGGTTACTTTAGAAAGAGTTTATTTAACTTCAGGGAAACTTGTAAAAATTAAACCTATTTCTCATGATTATTATTTAGCTAATTTAAAAAATCCTTTTAAAAAACCTAAATCAAATAGAGTTTATTGGAGATTTGATGAATTAGTTAGTTCTGAAAAATCTCATGTAATTATAACAGATTTAGATAATATTTCAGATATTGATAAATATAAATTTGTTTCAGTAACTAAACCAACACCTATTATAATTCAGGATGCTACTTATA